GAGCTGGAAGGGCCTCGGTCGCGGCGGCGCCTACACCCAAAACACTACCGGCCTTGTGGCGGCGCTTTGGGGCGGGAGCTGGGGCGACGGCTCGTACTGCGGTTCGCGCGCGTCGAGCTGGATCTACTCTCCCTGGAACTCGTATACGAACGTCGGGGCGCGCGGCCGCTGTGACCACCTGCGCCATGTATAATGAGCGGCGCGAAAGCGACGCCGACGCCGCCACAATCACGTCGCGCGGCGCGACCGTGCTGACCAACTAGGATTGATATCATGTACATAGCGACCCTTTCGGCTGATCAAGGCGGCGCTCCGTGCGTCTATGTTGTTGATCTTGCCCCCGGCGGCAATGTGGCTTTGGGCTGTGATGCTGTGCTGCACCCGTCCCGCGAGGCGATTGAGGCTGCGTATCCAGGCGTCCTGATTATCTGGCCGGGCGATGCGTAGCTTCCACGGCTTCGGCCAGCGGCGCTCCGGCTGGCGGTTGACCACCCTGCCCAACCGGAAGCTCAACGGCGCAATCACCCGCTTCCAGATCATCAACCGCGACGTCACGGACGCAGAGCTACAGGCGCTGACGGGATGATAAAAGCTTTTTTATTATCATTAAGTCTATTGATGATAACTCCACCACCCGTAGCCTTTACAAAATGTGAAAATCATGCTACAATAATTATTGATGTGAATCCAAATTGGCTTTGCAGAAAAGAGTTAGGAAGAGACGCTGGTAATGGTAAAATCTTTTTGGCCTGCTATGTTCCTAGGACTAATGTTATCATTATGCCTCGTAACGACGGCGGAAACTGGTGGCAGGAACTATTAGCTCATGAACGCGCTCACGAGTGCGGTTGGAGGCATTGATTGTAATATGACAGACGAAGAGTTTGTTGCACAACTTAAACGACATGAGGGTGTACGGGAGTACGCCTACCAAGACAGCCTAGGTTACTGGACTATTGGGGTTGGTCGTTTAATTGACAAGAAGAAGGGTGGAAGGCTCCGACCAGACGAGATTGATTATCTCCTGTCTAATGACATTAGCAAAGCTTGTACCGAGGTAAAGGCAGCCCTGCCGTGGTTCGACAAGCTAACAGTCAATCGTCAGCAGGTGCTGATCAATATGGCCTTCAACCTCGGTACTAGAGGCTTGCTAGGTTTTAAAAACACTCTCAAGATGATTGAGAACGGTCAGTACGACGCTGCTGCGGACGCCATGCTGAAGTCCAAATGGGCTACGCAGGTGGGCCGTAGGGCTGTCGAATTATCGGAGCAGATGAGACGTGGGTAATCCGCTAACCAGTCTGCTGGGCGGTGACCTCGTTAGGGAGATCGGGCAAACAGTCCGACAAGTACTTCCTAACGAGGGAGCGCAGCGTGACTTTGACCTCAAGATGGCCGAACTAGCTGACAAGGCGGACGAGCGTGATAACTCAATCCTCCAAGCTCAGATCGGCGTTAACAATACCGAAGCGGCCAACAGTAATCTGTTTGTCTCCGGCGCTAGACCCTTTATCATCTGGGTCTGCGGTTTCGGTATTGCGATGGAGTTTATACTTCGACCAATAGTCGTGGCATTTGGTGTAAATGCGTTTCCACATATGGATTCGAACCTTCTGCTAGGTATCCTTGGTCCGATCTTAGGTCTCGGTACCATGAGGACTATTGAAAAGATTAATGGTGTTGCTAGTGGTCAAGTAGGTAAAACAAAGTCTGAAGTACTACAAGAGCCAGTAGAAACCCAAGTGCAAACCAAGTCAGACCAGAAATCAAGGTGGTTCTCCAATGGCTAAAAAGATGAATTGGGAGAAGTCCAAAGCCGATGCCAAGATGGACAAAGGTGTCAAGGAAAACTCCGCGAAAGATAAGCGCCTCGATAAGAAGGGCGTAAAGGCTGCGAACAAGAAGCGTAAGTAAAAAGAAAGCCCCCAGGGAATTAACCTTGGGGGCTATTTTTATATTTACTTACCAATGTCCACTATCTCGCAGACCCCACCAGAACAGGCCAGTTCTTGTGAGCCTGTCGTAGTATCCGAAGTCTCATAGAACGACAGATCAGACCAGTTAATGCTACTAGGCATACGGCTAACCAGTTCATTATACGTAGCTTCATCGCATTCTTGATAGGGAGCTTGTTTATACGTGTGATCATCCATGGGAAGGAATGCCACGCCAGATAATACGTCAAAGTTCCCGTAAACCCATGCTGCCACATCAGCCCACTCAGACTCCTTTACATTGACAGTGATCGATGGTTTGTGCTCACACCAATGTTCTTGTAGAGTCTTCCAAAGCTCCAAGTGCTGGATCGCGGATAGTTCACGACGTGTAAGAGCACCGTCAGGCGCTTTCTGCGGGAAATAGAAAACCGTAGTTGCCTCGGGTTGCATAACGTCTGGTTCATTGGGAATCCCTACAGACTTCATAAACTCGGTTAACGGGTCTTTGTTGTCTCCCCTGACCGCACGGATGTAGTACGGGGACCAACGAGGGTGGATACCTGAGGCTGTGTCCGTAAGCTGGGATACAGTCCCAGACGGCTTAACACAGGTAATTGCAGCACTGACCGGGATACCCAAAGCATCTGCAAATTCCTTGTTCGTGTCAACAGCTACCTGCTTAAGTTGGGCCAGTAGTTCAGGATCACGAGCCAAAGTGGGATGATCAAGAATACCTGTGAGGCTAACACCGAGCAGTCTTTCCTCTTCTGTGTTCCGCTTCCAGATCGATCTCAGGTACTTGAAGTCTGTCAGTGTTGACTGGATTGTACCGAGGATAGTCGCCAGCCGGACCTTCCGGGCAAGGCTGTCCAAGTTATCGTCGCTTCGGACAACGACCTCGGTGAGGTTACAAAATTGGTAAGGTCTAAGGATAATTTCTGAGCAGGGATTGGTACCGAAGTCCTGCTCAGCGTCTCGTCGACCATTTCGTGCAGCTTGATATTGTGACGCTGCTCGATTAAAGATACCTCGCTCGCCGCTACGGGACTCGTATAGTGCTTTCCATTCCTCGCTAAAAGCCCCATAACCGGGTCGTTCGTTGTAACTAGCGCTGTTATTAGACAAAGCTCGTTGTGCATTTTGTTCCCACCAATTCCCTGTTTTCGCGTGTCTCATCTTGTCGTCATGCAGATCAGACAGGGAAATCATCGCAGAGCGGCGAACACCCCCAACGACAACGACTTCACCAATCTTGCACATGATGTCATGGCATTCAAGAGACGTCAACTGTCGGCCTGCAGCCTTTGTAAAGATTCCAACGACGAAGTCGAACAGTCTTTCGAGTGGCGCAGGGCCACTAGCACGTCCTCCAAAAGTCTTAAGTCGTTCGCCCGCTGCTCTAACATTACTGGTGTCCCACTTTGGGGTTTGTCCCGTATATAGGAGTGCAATGAGTTCACGTAAGCTTCGAGCCCATCCAGACTTCGAATCACCAACTCTAATGACCGTCTCTGTGCTCTCAAAGTGTTCGTTGATAACGGGGAGTTGTCGGACATACTTTTCCTCAACACTAAAGCCCACACCAGTACCACACATGAGAATGTACATGGCTTCGTCAAAAGCTCTGGGACTGTCCACAGGCAGGTACGAACAGTTGTACCCCGCCACGTTACAGCGATCAAGCGCCGTACCCGCAGTCATGAGAGCCCGCATAGAAGGCAGGACTTCAAGACCTGTGATGGCTTTTTCAATCTCAATGAGTGTCTTAGAGTCCAGACCACCCTTCGCTACGACGTTGTCTACGTATCTGCGAACTGTCTCTTCCCACGTCTCTCGTCTGTTTTCTGTCTCGATCCATCGAGCGTACCTGCTAATATGGATAAACTTTTGGTAGTCGTTCAATTATTCTCTCCTTGCATATGTTCTTCAACCCCATAACGACGAAAGCGCCTCTCGTCTTCGTCTTCCCTACGTTTGGGCTCGATGACGCGGCGCTTCCGGTATTTCGGTTGGTTGAGATCATATGCAATATGGTTACGACGTCTCGCCGCTCGATCCATACCCCACAGCCTCCATTAAAGCTAAGTTCTCTTCCCAGCCAGTCGTGTTGTCTAGCCAGTCTTCTACTGTCAGATTTAGAAACTCTACTAAATCGTACACATCAAAGTTGTCAATTACACGCTGCCTGAATGTTACATATTGGTCAGCGTCAAGCATAAGCTTCTCTAATCCTTTTTAATGAAATGTGCTCAATGTCATACGAGCCATTATTGACATCACGTTTGACTACGACTCCCGGATTCCAAATATCGTTAGCCGGTCCTGCATAATCGGCGTGATAATCTTGATAAACACCTACCACGCACCCATGAAGTTTCCCAGTCCCACTAGTTCTAATGCAGTAATCAAAAGTATGAACGTGACCGCAAGTGGAAGAACGAAAGCGTTTAGTAAGGAGGCTATAAGCAGGATGTTCACCCCCAATAGGCCGACCAGAAACGCCAGTAACAAAATAATGCGCGTAATCAATACCATCGATGTTTACCGTTTCAAGAAATGGATACTCTTCCCAACCATACTCTTTGGATTGTAAGTCGGCCAGACCAATCGTGCCTTCCAGAACACGGTCCATTTCGACCGCCCTAGAGATGCGTGCCTCGTGATTGCCAAGGGTCCGAACGAAACGTGGAAGACGCTTCTTGTGTTTACGAATCTCATGGAACATCCTGTCCTGGGCATCTAGTCCAGCTTGAATATCAGCCTTATAGGATCGTCCTTCAAAAGATTTCTTACCTCTGTCGTATGAGCAAAGGCTAGGCATATCAAACCAGTCACCAATGTCAACCACAGTATCGGGGCGAAGGTCATGAATAAGTTTACCAAGCCATGTGTATCGTTCATTGTCAAACTGCGGATGCGCGTGGCTGTCCGGGATAATTAAGTGGGTAGCCATTCTTTAGGTATCTCACCATTTGCCCACGGGAAGCCGTGGCGCTCGGCCCATTGGGCGTGTGTTGTCTTTTGACCCTTGATCTTTTTGTCCGCGTCTTGGAAGACAAACCGAATATCCAGATCGGGGTGTTGTGCCTTCACGGCCCTCATCTTCGCGATCTCTGCCGGGGACCTGAAAAACCCTTTCGCTTCAATAATCACACCATTAGACAGAATGAAATCGGGTCTATATTCGTGATGAATGACGTAAGGGATTTTCAGGGACTCGTACTCAAACTTGACTTTGAGACGCTTCAAAGATGCGGCCAATGTGCGCTCAAAGCCGGAACGCATTAGATAGCTCGAATACTAAAGACTTCAGTCAGGGGCGCAGCCCATCGGAAGTCCATATCAATATCTCGAGGAATACCAACGGCGAAGAAAGCTGAGGTCGTAATCAATTGACCTTCATATGTTTCTGTCTCCCCGTTGTTATAGGTCACTAGATATTTATTAATGGTGATCTTGGGACCTTCGGGCTTCGGCGGATCAATTACACGACCCTTTGAAAAATCTACAATCTTATCCATTTAACTCTAACTCTTGTACTCTTGGTTCTTTAATTACAGTAGTAAAATACTTGGGCCCGTTAGCATAAAGGAATGTTCTGAGCCCAAAACCATCATTGCTCTCTCGCCAGCATTTGAATTTGTGACCGCAATAAGAACAGTTGATTCCGAGAACTTCATTACCAGAGGTTCCTTCAGGGACAGGGTTGTAACAGTGTTCTGGAGGGTTTTCTGATTCGAGGACTTCCCGTATGTCACGGATGCGTTCCCGAATACGGAGATTACCCAGAACATCTCGGTCATAGTGATCAAGATGTATGTGTCCAAGCTGTTTGTCGATAGCGAGAAACGCTCCACCTTTAGCTGTGGGGACTGCTTCAACATAGCCAGCGAGTTGCTCCATGTACCCGAAAGGATCGTTTTCGGCAAGATTTCCTGACTGGAACTTTTTGAAGGAGGGACTTGACGCACTTTTACAATCAACAACGACACCGTCAATAACAGCATCAAGATGACCAACGACCCCATCAACATTGACTTCTTCCTGTTTGTGTGTCACTGTGTGACCGGCTTCCTCAGCCAGGAAGATCAGCAACAGTTCGAGGATGTCTCCGAAGAGGAACTTAATTCGAGTGTTAGCTGTGAGTTCAGTGGGCTCTCCGCCTCCCTTGATGTCGTACCAGAGCTGTCTGTCTCCTTTACCGAGATTTGACATTCGAAGGTAGTTGTCTCCCCGAACTTCCGCAAGTCGTCTTCCAACCATTTCACCCAGGTCTTTGCCGAGAGCAGCAACTCTTGCTTCGTCAACCCTGTGACCATCAGGCTGCTTGAATAGTGCGTAGATGTCATCGACTAGTGTCTCAATCGTTTTCGTCATTAATCACCGGAATGAATACGGGAGTCTCTTCGTCTACCTCAACTGCGTCTCTTTGTAAGACAAGGAAGCGATCAATCTCGTCTTCCTCGAACTTAGTGGAAGCATCGTCTGAGTCAGTAGCCGTCACAACGACTTGAACTGTCTCCAGGTAGCGAACGAACCTCTTGTAATCAGCTTTATATTGCAAATTGAAATCCTTACTGGTGCCACCTGTAGGACTCGAACCCACAACCCCCTGACTACAAAACAGGTGCTCTACCAATTGAGCTAAGGTGGCTTAAGTAAAGCGGGAGCGCCCCCATCCAACGGCAACTCCCGCAAGCTGCGACCATTTATGCAGCGCCCCAGGGTATTAGGTAGCCTTGGTCTTAGGCTTCTTCGGCTTCGTCTTTTCCGCTACCAACTCAGCGATCTTATTCTCATAAGATTCGATCTCAGTATACGCGGAATCGAGAGCATCTCGCAGACTACCGATCTCATCACCCTCGACATAGCCACGGAGATAGAAACCCCCGACGATACCGGCAATAAAAGCCGCAATACTAGCAAAGATTACCATCTTTCGTCACCTTCATCCATGGGCTTCGTGGGGAACTGCTCACCACCTTCGTACGGGACGTATTCCCAAACTTGCACGGCCAGCACGTCCGCAGACACGCCTTCACCGTCGTTCCAGGCTCGAACGTTGTACTTAACATTCAGAACCGAGTCATTACCAATCAGCTTGTCGGCAGGCCAATCATTGCCTTGCGCGTCCACAACCTTGATCGGCTTAGAGGGGGTACCGTCTGCCTTGTACGCCTTGCGCTTGAACTTGAAGGTAACCATGTCACCCTTGTCCTTTAGGCGCTCGCCAAACCCTTGCTCACGCAGTTGGGCTTGACCGTTTTCGTCAATAGCCAGATCGAACGTCCATTCCTTGTTCTTTTCCAGCTTCGACTTATAACCGTTAACCGGCTCGCCCAGAATCTTGCACCACTGAGCTTTTCCTTGAATCATTGCCATTGCTTGCTAACTCCTAACGCAACTCAACTATATAATTATACCCCAAGGAGGGGTGTTTGTCAACCTAGAATTTTGTCTAGATTGAGGGGGGTGAAATCCGTATGCTCTACGGACACACAAATGTACCGTTCATCGTCAATAAAATTGCTATGAAGATGTCCGTGAACGTTAATCCCGGATCTTCCCAGACTTTCTGAGTGAATGGGGATATGGGACATGATTAGTTTCGTGTCTCCTTTGAACTTAGGCATAACAACATAGGCTCTGATGTCATCAAAATACGGGAGATAATCCCCTAGTTTGAAGATGTCGTGGTTACCTTTCACCAAAACCTTTCTTCCATTGCACCTACCGATAGTAGGAATTGCTTTACGATTCATACAAAGATCACCTAAAACGTACACACGATCTTTGTTAGAGACAACGGAATTCCAGTTATCAACCAGGGCTTCGTCCATATCATCAGGATTGTCCCATGGACGCAGCTTAGAGCCATCCTCTCGCAAGAAGTTACAAACACCCCAGTGTCCGAAATGAGGATCAGCTATTACCCAGGTATTTGTCATTGACAATCTCAAACCTCTGTGCTAATATATTTAGACGGGGTGCCTAAAGGAGTACCCCAAGAAGACCAGCAAGCAGGACACCACC